ACCGTTCCGGAGTTCATGCTGAACGCGTTCAGCCGGTTCTACCTCGATCAGCAGTGCCTTCCGATAACGAGCTGCTACAAATTCACCCGGGACTGGGTGCAGGAGCATTACCCGGAAAGTCTGCCGGATATGCCGTCAGAGCGCACGTTTCGCCGCAGAGCCGAAGATATACCGTATGCGGTGCGAATGTACTTCCGCAACGGCGACAAGGCGTTCTCAGACAAGTGCCTGCCGTATGTCGAGCGACTTTACGACGATCTCCACGCAAACGATGTCTGGATAGCGGATAACCACACTTTCGATTTCTTCACCGCAGGAAAGGACGGCAAGGTTCGCCGCCTGTACCTCACAGCGTTCCTGGACGCCAAGTCCGGCGCTATGATGGGCTGGAACCTCACATACGCGCCCTCCGGCGACAGCACGCTCTTAGCGCTCCGGCATGGAATACTGAGGTGCGGAGTTCCGAAAGCGGTGTACTTCGACAACGGTTCCGAGTTCCTTGTATCGGATATCGGTGGACGCGGACACCGCCGCCGGAAAGACTGGAACAAGGATCCTCTGCCGCCGAACATCTTGCAGTTCCTCGGAATCGAAATGCACAACGCTATCGTCCGGAACGCAAAGGCGAAGCCCATCGAGCGCACGTTCTGCACTTTCAAGAATCAGTTTTCACGCTGCATTCCCACATTTTGCGGCGGCACGATACTGGAACGCCCGGAAAGCCTGAAATACAAGCTGAAGCACGGAATAATCCCGGAGGAAGAGCAGATACGGATAGCGCTGGATTCCTACATCGACGGCTGTTTCAACGCCGCTCCCTACGGCGGCAAGGAGCGCCGCTACAAGGGCATGAGGCGGTTTGAGGTCTGGAACAGCAGCATACAGGACACCGTATTCCGCACAGCGGACGAAGCTAACCTCTCAATGCTGCTCAAACGCGTCAGCAAGCCGCAGGCGGTCAACCGCAACGGCGTGTACATCAATTTCGCCGGAGAAAAGCTGTGGTACCGCGGCGCAGACACCGTGCTGCACATCGGCGAAAAGGTGTATGTGCGCTACGATCCGGCGGATCTCCGCAGCGTGCGCGTGTATGACATGGCTACGGACAAGTACCTCTGGACGTGGGATCTGGACGACGACCTCCTCGTTGACTACCTTACCAACCACCGTGAAGATATCGCCACCGCCGAGAAGCAGATCGCCGAGAGCAAGAAGCTCGTCCGGGAATACGGTCGCGGAATCCTCGACAGCGTGGACGCAGACAAGCGTATCGACATCTTTGCCGCTATGGTCAAGAACTCCGTCGAGGGCAGCAAGGACATGGTATTCAAAAAGCCTGCGAAATTCGTCCCGGTATTCTCTGAGGAGAAGCTGGAGAAATCCCCGGCGCTTGGAGATATAAGCGAGATCTCCGTCAACATTGATATTCTGGATAAGTTAAACGCAGCGGCGGCGAGCCGCAGAAAGGACTGACATCATGGCAGAACAGAAAATCATCAGGAAGCTTACGCCAAAGCAGCGCGAGGCTCTTGAAAAGATAGCGGCAACCGCCGCGGAGCTTGGAATCTCCGAAGCGAAGCTCTGCGAGCGCATAGGAATAACCGGCTCGGCACTGTCGCAGATACGCAAGGGGTACTACGCCGGTAACTGGGACAATCAGTTTGAGAAGATATACGCCTATTTTGAGAATAAGGCAGCGGCTTCCGAGACCTACAGCGAGGTAGAATACGCGCCGACCTCGATTTCTACACTGGTTTACAAGACAGTGCGGAACACACAGCTCAAGGGCGGGTTCGCGTTCGTGACCGGGGACGCGGGAGTCGGCAAGACGAAGGCGCTCCACAAGTACATAGAGGATCACCCTCACGACAGCGTGATGATAACGATAAATCCCTGCACCAAGAGCACAAAGGCAGTGCTGAAACTGCTGGCTCTGAACCTGGGAGTTCCGGTCACACAGTCCCGGGACGACCTGTGGATGAGCATTGCGGCGAAGCTACACGACGGAATGGTCGTTGCAGTGGACGAAGCGCAGCTTCTGACCTACGGCAGTATCGAAACGCTGCGTTCGTTCGCGGATTTCTTTGCTGAGCGCCGCCAGACCCTCGGCGTTGTTCTGGTCGGGAATCAGGGGATACGGGAGAAAATCGAGGGCAAGTCCCGGGAGCAGTACCGTCAGGTCGCGAACCGCGCATGGCAGCGGCAGCAGATAAGCACCGGGGACGTTCAGCCCGAGGACATCAAAATGCTGTTCCCGGTGCTTGAAGGCAGGGAGCAGGAGCTGACGCTCCTCTACAAGGTAGCCCAGACCGCCGAGGGAATTCGCGGAGCAGTCCGGCTGTTCGGGAACGCCTTTGACTCCGGCGACTACGACTTTAATGGGATAGTCCGCATGGCGAAGATGATGCACCTTGACCTCAAGGGCGCGGAAAAGGCGGTGCGGGTATGAAACACGGAAAGAACCCCACTCGCCGCCAGAAGCAGAGCATTGCTTCCGTTCGGCTGAATCCGGAAAACTGGCTCGTCTGCAAGGACACCCCGGACGAGCTGGTGCTGGAACACAAGATAAGCGGCAACATCAAGCGGATAAGAAAGGAATTACTGAAATGAAAATTAAATACATGCTTGCGTTCCTCGGCGGCGTTGAGCTGATGGCGCTAGCTAACGCGCTTTCGCTGGGACTGCTTCCCTGCCGATTCCTGGCGCTGATATTCCTGCTTGTAGCATTAGCGGCAGCGGGGATGATCGGATACTCCGCTTGCTACAAACACCTGCGGAAAGCCGTTGACCGCCGGTCTTACCATGAGGGCGTGTGCAAGGGCATACGGATCGGACGGGCGGAACGGCAGTCCGAGGTGCAGAGGTTTTTAGAGAATGAATAGCCCGTTCGATTCAGAAAGAGCCTGCGAATGGCTTTACAATGCAGATTTGCAGAGATTCAGCCTTTGAGTATTATATGATAGAGGTTTTTTCAGCCACTGCTTACGCTCTGGCTGACCTTAATGCGGCTTCTGGTAACGGAAACGGTTGCAAGCCCGATAACGCAGAGCAAGGAAAATTTACAAGGAGGTTTTTTATGGACATGGAAACACAAAAGGAGTTTTATATTGCAATGCTCCGCTCAACAAACAGGGACGGAATTGATGATCTTATCCGCTATCTTCAGGAGGAAACGGATTTCTTCACAGCTCCGGCAAGCGCTAAGTATCATGGAGCATACGAGGGCGGTCTGCTCCAGCACAGTATCAATGTGTGCGCCGAGCTCAGCATTGACCCGAACATCAAGATTTATCCTCATGAAACTATCACTATTGTATCGCTCCTGCACGATATATGTAAGGCGAACTGCTACCGAACGGAAAAGCGGAACGTCAAGGAAAACGGCGTGTGGGTCGAGAAGCAGGTCTATGTTTTCGAGGACGAGCTGCCGCTGGGTCACGGCGAAAAATCGCTGTACCTTGCAAGCAAGTTTATCAAGCTGTCGGACGAGGAAGCCGCGGCTATCCGCTGGCACATGGGAGCATTCGATAATGCGTTCCGCGGCGGCGACCGGGGACTGAATGCTGCTTACGAGAAGTATCCTCTGGCGGTTCTGCTCCATATGGCGGATATGAGGGCTACTTACCTTGTGGAACGGGGTGATGACCATGACAGATGAAGAATGGGAGAAAGTCGAGAAATCCCTGTCTAGACCGTATGGACACGCGAAATTTATGATAGACGGATACACCGTTGATATCGCGGTTCAGCCTGAAAAGAAACTAAAATATGTGCTGACGGTGTATGTAAACAAGAAATGTGCATTATACACTTGCGTCAACGACTGTGATATTCGCAGCAGGTTTTATTATCCGTCAAAGCATTCGTGCCTTTCTGCGGCTGACAAGCAAAAGCTGAAAAAAGTTTCGAAAGCCAGACGGGAAAGCATAACACAAATGGCGGCATACACCGCATATTCACCATTCTGGGGAAGTTTTTCACGAATGAAAGCACACTTTATCCGCAACAATCAGTCTATAAGACTTATTAAATGTTAGATGTATACCCGGGGGCATAGTCCCCCGCCTTAATGCGGCTTCCGGCAGCGGAAACGGTTGCAAGCCCGTGCGAACGCAGAGCAGGGATTACGCTGGGTACACCCGGCAGAAAGGAGAGTGATTGCATGAAATTCAAGCTTTACGACTATGATAACGACCGTTCCACGGACATAGAGCTGACCCCATCGCAGTGGAAAGAACTTCAGGCGTTCCTGAAAGAGCTGAAGAACCCGCCCACGCACGACTACAAGGCGGTTCTCGACTGTTTCAACCGGATATGCTCGAAGCTTCCCCCGGCGACGCGGCTGACCGACAAGCGCAAGCGCGCTATCTTCAAGGCTCAGAAGGATGGCTACGATCTGGAACAGGTGTTCCGGACAGCCGCTCAGAGCGCATTCCTCTGCGGGCGGAACTCCCGCGGCTGGCGGGCAAGCTTCGACTGGATAATGCAGCCGGGCAACCTCGTAAAGGTCGCCGAGGGGCAGTATTCGGACAGCGTTCCCGCTCCCGCGCCGTCAGCGCCGCCGATGTCAGGCAATCCGTTTGACGACTATGGATAAGATGAACGGCGCAGCGTTCGTAAAATCACTGGCGGCTCTGCACATGCAGAGCAATCCCCCGCTGGAGGGCGACTACACTGGCGAGGACGGTCTGCTACGCTGCGGAAAGTGCGGCGGATTTAAGCGTAGCCGTATCGAAGTCAGCGGCGAGGAGATAATCGTGCCGGTCTGGTGCGAATGCATGACCCGCGCCAAAGAGGAAGAAAAGAAACGCAGCGAAACGATCCTGGCGAACATGCGTGCTAACGAGCTTCGCCGGCTGTCGCTTATGGACAATTCACTGTCGGCGGTGCGGTTCGCAAGCGCTGACAAGTCCGGCGAAAACGCCCGCAGCGTGGAGATATGCCGCAGATACGCCGCGAAATTCCCGCAGATGAAGCAGGACAACCGCGGACTGCTGCTGTTCGGCGGCGTGGGTACCGGAAAGACCTACACAGCAGCGTGCATTGCGAACGAACTGCTGGCGCAGGGAGTGTCGGTAGTCATGACCTCGCTGGTCAAGCTTATTGAAAACGGGATAAGCGACCTTTGCAGCCGCCTGTCGGCGATAGACCTGCTTATCCTGGACGACCTGGGCGCGGAACGCTCCACTGATTACGCTCTGGAGCAGGTCTACAACATCGTGGACAGCCGCTACCGCGCAGGACTGCCGGTGATATATACAACGAATCTCACGCTGGAGGAGCTGAAAAATCCCGCAGACATGCGATACGCGCGGATATACGACCGCGTGCTTGAGAAGTGTTTTCCGGTGGAGTTCCGGGGCGTTTCCCGCCGGAAACACGGCGCGCGTCAGGGGTTCGACGATATGATGGCGCTTCTCGGCGTGGATGACACTACTTAAACATCATTTAAAGGAGGATAAAACAGCATGGAAATTAAATTTAAAAAGCTTACCAAGTCCCGCGGACTGACTATCCCGCGCGACATGGCGGCGCACCTCGACCTTGACGCCGGAACTGCGGTCGACCTTACCGCCTCGGCTGACGGGAAACTCATCATCACAAAACATGTTGATACCTGCCGTTTCTGCGGCGGCGCGGAAAAGGTTAAGCAGTTCGGAGGTATATTCTGCTGTCCGCTGTGCGCAACAAAGCTTTATCAGGAGGTAACGGCAGATGAGTGATATCGTTGACAAGGTGCGGGAGCTGAGCCGTATCAAGGCGGATATCGCAAAGCTCAACGACCGCCGCAAAGAGCTTGAAGCGTATTTTCTGGAGCGCGGCGGTGATGATGTAGTTGACACAAAGTTCAAGTCCACTGTGTACGCCGACCCGGATTCACAGGCGGCAGTTACCTATACCGAGGCGCAGGCTCTGACGATAGTTTACCCGCATTACCTTAAAGAAACGCTGGGAGCGATGTTTCCGGATATCTTTGAGGAAGCCGTCAAGACCGAAATCAAGCCGAAGAACAAGGATATTGAGCGCATGCTCATCGGAATGTTCACCGGGAATTACACCAGGTCAACGCCGGAGGAGATAATTGCGCAGCTCCCCTGCGGAGATAAGGCGAAATCCGCGCTTGCGAAGAAACTTAAAGGCGCGAAGTTTGAGACTGACCGCGACAACCTCATGAAAATCGGTGGGTTTTCGGAGCAGGACGCCGGAGATTACGCCTACTTGTACGCCGAGGCGGCGGTCTGGCAGACGTTCCGGGGCATTGCGGAGATGTCCGGCGCAGACGAAGCACGGCTGCTCCGCTGTATCAATCTCGGCGTTGCGGTGGACAGCTCCACCAAGATCGCGGTGACCTGATGGCGACCAAGGAACAGATCCGGCGGATATATGCCCTCGGCGCTGCCGCCGGACTGCTCGACCGGAGCGCCGGGAACGACGACAACCTCCACCTGTGGATAAAGCAGTTTTCGCTTAAAGACCACATCTCGGAACTTACCGAACAGCAGGCGGATTTCATCATCAGGCGGCTGGAGGAATACCGCTCGCAGGTCGCGCCGCTGCCGGAACTCATTACAGAGGAACAGCAGAATATGTGCTTCAAGCTGATGTACCGGATAGCCGAGATTTCTCCGTCGGACATCAAGCCCCGGGAACGGCTGAGGGGTGTAATATCCAAGGTGACCGGCAGAGAAATCCGCCCGGACAGGGATATTTTCAGCCGGGTAACACGGGCGGAGGGGTCGGAGATAATTGAAATGCTCAAGCGGATACTCCGCTCAGAGCAGAATAAACTGAAAAGGAGTGATAAGCATGGGACTTGCAATGCTGGTAAAGAAGAGCCACCTTAACGCCGACCAGCAGGAGGTGGCTGACATCATCGGGCTGGAAAACTACCAGGCGCTGGTGGATACATTCGGCGGTTCACAGATCTGGATACCGAAAGCGCGATCGCTGGTGTCGTCCCCGGAAATTTCTACGTATATCCGGTCAAGGCGGCAGAACGGCGACACTCCGGAGCAGATAGCCCGGGAACTGGAGCTTCCGGTGTCGGAGGTAAGACGGCTTTCAAAGTGATTTATGGCTCATCGCAAACGCGGTGAGCCGTTTTTTTATGTCGTTTCGCTTTGTGATTTCGCTTTTTACAAAGATACATTTTTATAGTATAATATGCGTAGCAAAAATAACATTTTAAAGAGGTGATACCGTGGATTTCGACACAATCTATAATATGATACTTACCGTCGGCATGGGCGCGATAACGTTCTTCCTCAAGCGCAGTTTTGATAAGCTGGACAGCCGTGCGAGCCACTCCGATGTAGAGGAGCTTAAAAACAAGCTTGCCAGCCGCGCAAGCCGCTCCGATGTTGATGAACTCAAAGACAAGCTTGAAAGCGCCGACGAAAAGTACGCCAGCAAATCCGAGCTTAACGAGCTGAAAAAATCCATTGAGAAAATCGAGAACAACATAGATTTCCTCAAGGAGAATACCGTGCGGAACTCCGATTTTATCCGCACCATGACGCGGCTCGAAACAAAGATTGACGATCTCAAAAGGGAGTGATATAGATGGACATGGAAAGAGTACACCGCGAGAAATTCTGCGACAACAACGCCCGGGTGCTTCGGGCTATAAATACGCTGCGGACAAAATACGTCCGCATACGTGAGCTGGAATACGGTCTGGAGGTCAATGTGAGCGCTCCGGAGATAGCTGACTGCGTGAATTATCTGAACGAGGGCGGCTACATAAAGCTCCGTGACGTGGAGTTCCACAATGAAGTAGCCGACCTCGCCGACGCGGAACTGCACAGCCTTGAGGCTAAGCTTACCGCAAAGGGTATAGCATTCCTGAACGGCAAAATTTCCGATCCGTGCATAAGGCGGTGAGCCATGAAACGTAAGCACAGCAAGATAGACAAGCTGCCGTCTGACATCAAGGAAGCGGTCGAGCAGATGATCCTCGGAGATTACACCTACCGGGACGTCTGCAATTTCGTACGGGACACCGCGAACGTCACGCTGTCCGAGGCGGCTGTCTGCCGGTACGCGCAGGGGCTGAACGCCAGCGTTCAGGAGATTCGCCTTGCAAGCGAGAACATGCGCGCTCTGACCGAGGAAATGCAGAAGTTCCCGCAGCTCGACACCACCGAGGGAATCGCCCGGCTGATATCCCACAAGGTATTGCAGGCAGTCCAGCAGATGGACGAAATTGCCCTCAAGGAAGCCGACCCGCTCAAGCTCATCGAAAAGGCAACGGCGCTGATCAGGGCGGTAAGCCTGAAAAATTCCACGGATATCAAGACGGCGAACCTCAAAAATGTGGCGTTCGAAAGCTTTAAAGAGGATATTTTCGACGCTATGGCAAAGGAGAATCCGGAACTGTACCGCTCGCTGGTGCAGTTCATCAACAGCAAATCGCAGGAGGAATAATGTACGTTATATATTGTCAGTCCGGCAAGGAGATGGCGGTCGTCCGACAGCTTGCCGAAAAGAATATCACGGCATATGCTCCACGCCGACTGGTTCAGGAGCGCCACCGCCGCAGGTGGGTACAGCGCGAAGTGCTGCTGTTCAGCGGATATGTGTTCCTCGACGCGGAGCTGACCCCGGACATCTGGCAGGCGGTCAAGTTCTGCTATGGAACGCTGCGGATACTCAGCCGCTCGCAGCTCAGCCAGACCGAGGAGGAATATATCAGATTCCTCTGCAATGACGGTCACGCGCTGGGAATAAGCCGCGGTTATGTTTCCGGCGGCGCGCTGCATATCACGGACGGCTTCCTGAAACGCTTCCAGCATAAGATAATCCGATTTAACCGGCGCGGTAAACGCGCTGTGGCGGACGTTACGATCTACGGCAGGCACTACGAGGTTATCCTCGGCTGCGAGATAGAAAGTCAGCCTGTGGTTCCGTTGATAAGCTCCGGAACTGCGAAGAATATCTCCTGATATCTGCGGAATTTAGTTCCGAACGGACAGGGCGAAGCTATATCATCATGATTTCGGGCTGGTGTGTGAAGTACCCGCCTGAAATCGTCTGTAAGCGCCGCGCACATTTCAGAGGATATTTTCCCCGCCCTTGGGCAAATCGCGAATTTAAACGCAAATTAAGCGCATTTAAACGTATGTGAAAGAGGTGACAGCATGAGCAAGAAGAAAAAGAGCATAGCAGCCCTCGGCGCTGCCATTGCCGAGCGCGAAAAAAACAGCACAGACCAGACCTCCGCAGTGCAGCAGCTTGTGGAGGCTTACTTGTCCACAAATAACGAGGCTAAGCGCGCTAAGAAGATAGCCGAGATAAAATCCCGCTGCGGCGGTCTGAACGAACTCCTGTCCCAGAACAGCGAGCTGCTGACCGCCGAGGTGGAGCAGGCGCTCCTGCGCGCGGCGACCGGCTACACTGTCACCGACCGCACTATTAAATATGTGAACGGCGTAAAGACCGTGGAAACAAAGGAACGCCACATTCCGCCGTCCCAGCCAGCTATTGAATTCTACCTTATTAATAAAAAGGGCGAGGATTACAGCCGAAACGGCGGCAGTTCAGGCAACGCTGACGGCGCTCTGGCGGATATTCTGGAGGCGTTAAAAAATGGGTAAAGTTACATTCACGAAAAAGCAGAACGACCTCATGCGGCTGTTCAAGCAGAACAAGCTTCCGCGCCTGACCGTTTTACAGGGTTCGGTGCGTTCGGGCAAGACATGGATATCGCTGATACTCTGGGCGCTGTGGGTGGCTTCCCGTCCGCGCGACTACCTGTACATGATGACCGCCAAGTCGCTCCAGACCCTGAAGCGCAACTGCCTGCTGCCGCTTCAGGAGCTTATCGGCGAAAGAAATTTCACATTCTCGCTCTCTGCAAAAGAGGGCGTTCTTTTTGGACGGAAGATAATGCTGGAGGGCGCGAACGACGCGCGCTCCGAGAATAAGATCCGCGGTATCACGTTGGGCGGCGCTTACTGCGACGAGCTTACGCTGTTCCCGGAGGATTTCTTCGTCATGCTGCTGTCACGTCTGTCCGCGCCCGGCGCGAAGCTGTTCGCGACCACCAACCCGGACACTCCCACCCACTGGTTAAAGAAAAAGTACCTCGATAACGAGGCTCTTGCGGACGACCTGCTGAACATCTTTTTCAGCATTGACGATAATACAACGCTCCCAGCCGACTACGTTTCCGCGCTGAAAAAGGAGTACACCGGCGTGTTCTACGACCGGTTCATTCTCGGCAAGTGGGTAGTCGCGGCGGGGGCTATTTACCGTGTGTTCTCGGATAATATCCCCGCGTTCGCCGCGCCGGAACCGCTCCCACGGCTGGACATGATAAACGTCGGCGTGGACTGGGGCGGCAACGGCTCGGCTCATGCTATGGTCGCGACCGGAATGACCTACAATTACGAAAAGCTCATCGCCCTGCGGAGCGAACGTGTTCCCGCAACCGGACTGACCCCGCAGCAGATATACAAGCGTATCTACGAGTTCTGCGAGGACGTTCAGCGGGATTTCGGCAGGATCGAGGACATCTACGCCGACAGCGCCGAGCAGACGCTGATTTCAGGCTTGCGGGAATACATAAAGCCGCTCGACCTGACTGTGAAGAACTCCATGAAACGCCCGATAATCGACCGAATCCGCGCAACGACCATGCTCATGGGCGGCGAACGGTTTCTCATGACTTCGGATTGCGAAACGCTGCGGGACGCGTTCCAGGGCGCGGTGTACGACGACAAGGTTGTCGGCGAGGATATCCGGCTGGATAACGGCACCTCGGATATTGATACGCTGGACGCGTTCGAATACAGTTTTGAAAGATACATTCCGCGGCTTATAAGGAGAGATTAATGAACGTTTTAAACGCGCTTAAAGGCTTATTTAAAGGGAAAGGAGGAACGGACGTGGACGACTTTAATATTACAGACTCGGCGGTAAGCTCGACCATGCGCTCCGCGACTTCCCTCTGGTGGGACGCGTTTCAGGGACAGCTTCCGTTTGCGCAGACCCACAAGAATTTCAAGCCGCTGCCGACGGCGTACGTGTCTACCGCGTATCTGGCGCAGCTCGTCACCGGGGAAATCAAGTTCGAAGTCGCGGACGAGGAGCTGAACAAGCATGTCCAGAAGAATCTCCTGCCGAACCTCGACAGGATAGTGCAGCAGACCCTTGTAGGCGGCTACACGGTAATAAAGCCGTATTTCGTGCAGTCCGGCGAAATGTTCTTCGATTCCGGCACCAGCCGTGACTTCCTGCCTATGGCTCTGGACGAGAACGGGCACATCACCGAGGGCGTATTTTTCGAGCGAATCCGGTACCACGGAAAAATCTACGAGCGCCGGGAACATCACATATTCCAG